AGTAACAATTCATCTACTGGAAATTTAGTTTTAAATGGTGGAATTAGTATTAGAAATACATCAGATGCATCAAGTGTTACATCAGGTGGAAGTATAACATCAGTCGGTGGATTAGGAATTTTAGGAAGATCTTATTTTGGAGGCGTTATGGAAATTGTAAATACAACCGTATCCTCTTCTAGTACAACTGGCGCCGTTAAAATTTCTGGTGGCTTATCTATTGCATCCACTGCAAATTCAGTAAACTTTACTAATGGAGGTGCGTTTACAATTGCAGGAGGTGCGTCTATTGCAAAAGATCTTTGGATTAATGGTAATCTATATGGAAATAGTACATCTAGTACTTTATCATCTCTTTTATTAACATCCTCACAAAATAGTATAAATTCTAGTACAGGAGCATTAGTTGTAGCAGGCGGTTTAAGTATACAAACAACTCAAAATGCATCAAGTACTACACAAGGTGGTGGATTAACTATTGCTGGTGGGACAAGTGTTACTAAAGATATACATGTAGGAGGTGATGCAAATGTATATGGTATAGGAAAATATATAACTAGTACAAATAATTTTATAGAAGTATATGATAATTTAAATATTAGACGTGTCTCTCTTGATAAAAATATTTCATCTCATAACTTTTCTATTTCTCGATATGATTCATTAGGCACTTTTGTACAACGTGTATTTGATATTTCTTACTCAGATGGCACAATGACATTCAATAATACTATTCCAAGTACATCAAATGCATCAAGTTCAATTATCATGTCGGGTGGATTATCTATCAATTCTACTCAAACTGCTACAAATGTATCAAATGGAGGATCATTAACATTAAGAGGTGGACTAAGTATTGGTAGAAATATGTTTATTGGAGGCGATGTCACATTTTTATCAACAACAGCAAGTACAAATGTAAGTAACGGCGCATTATTAATAGCAGGGGGAGTTGGCATTTCAGGAAATATGAATGTTTTAGGTGATACAACTATAACAGGAAATTTAACTGTAAATGGCCAAACAACATCTGTTGTTTCTACTAATACTGTCATTGGAGATAACATTTTAGTATTAAATTCAGGCCCTACTGGATCAAAAGATGCAGGATTTATTGTTCAAAGACAACAATCTGATAATGATTCCGGTTCAGGTGATGTAGTAACTGACACAAATAGCACACCAGATACCTTGCCAAGTCAAACTGGTATGACAAATGTACAAATAAAATTAAATACATCAGCTAGTGCAGTTGATAATTATTATACAAATTGGTGGATTAAAATTACTTCTGGTTTCAGTAATAATCAAGTTAGAAAAATCACTGGTTATATAGGATCAACACGTGTAGCTACAATTTCTTCTGCTTGGACAACACAGAATCCTTCTATTGGAGACAATGTATTACTTTATAATAAACCCTATGTTGGCTTAGTATATAATGAAATTAGAGATAGATTTGAATTTGGAGGAACTGTACAAGACCCAGGACAAACAAATGTCACATTTACTGATAATATTCCTATTTATTTCTCTGCTGCTACATCCACTTCAACACAACCTTCCGTCAATTCTACTACAGGTGCATTGTTAATTTCTGGTGGTATTTCAATTTCTAATACAACAGATGCAGTAAATAACACTTATGGTGGTACATTAACAACATTAGGTGGAGCTAGTATTGGTAAAAAATTATACGTTGGTCAAAAAGTATTCGTCAATAATATTGATATCACACCTAATTCCGGAGATATTTATTCATCATTAAGCTTTACTGCTGCTAATAACCAAACATCATTTGCTAATATAACTGGATTAGTATTTAGTTCAGACGTTTGGGGATTTGATATATATCTTGCATCTCAATTAACTACTTCTAATAGTAGTAATTTATATTGCAATTTCCATATTAGAGGTGTTAATAAAGGATCATCTTGGGAAATTATCAAAACATATGTCGGCGATGATACTGGTATAGAATTTAATATCACATCCAGCGGACAATTACAATATACCACTCCTAATTATGCTAATTTTACACAACTTGTATTTAAAGCACGTGCATTTGTTAATTAATACAAATTAGCACATTTATAACTAACAAATACAAATATTAAAATATTAAAATAAAAGTTTATTATAATGATGTTGACATTTTGTAAGCCAAATAATTGGATGGAACTTCCAATGTTCAAAAAAATAGAATATTATGGCACAATTTTATCTAAAGAATACGCTGAATATGTTGATAAAATTGAAGCAAAGAGAATAGTTAAGGATTTATGTGGTGAGGATATTCAAGTTGCTAAATTAATTAAAATATTAAAACAACCTGAAGATATATCCCAAGACGATTTAGACAGTAAATATATTATAAAGAGTGCGCACGGTTCAAACTGGAATATAAATATAAATAATAAAACAAGTCTAAATAATGTAATTATGAAGTTACAAAATTGGAATAAATATTATGGGGGAGATAGAGAAAAACAATATAGTTATATAAAACCAAGATTCTTTATAGAGGAAAAAATAAATGATTCCATTTTAGGTCATACTGGTGAAGCACTTGTTTATATGATTAGATGCGTGTACTGTAAACCAATAAGTATAGGTGTAAAATATAAAAACGTTCAAAACAGTTATGATATAGACTGGAATTTAATATCTTCGGGAATAAATTTTGATATCCCAAAGCCAAAATGTTTATCTAAATTACTCAAATTGTGCGAAACGTTGTCAGCAAATTTTGAATTTGTAAGACTTGATTTTTATATAGGTAACAATAATATAATTTATTTCAGTGAATTTACATTTACTCCAAATGGTGGTTTTCAAGTGTTTGATATAAAAACTGAGATAAAACAAGGATTAATGTGGACATAATTATATTTTACAATTAAAATACAATAATTTCCAAGGAATTATGATATTAGTCAATTTTTGATATTCTAAATAATGTTTTATATTATCTAAAAGAAAATTGTCATCTTTGCACAAATTTAGTCCAAAAAGTAATTTGTAAAAACTAATTAAACTATAATCGTCAGAGAATTTCCAATTATAATGTTGAATAGAAACAATAACATTATTAAAACCAGTATTTTTTATTAATTGTGAATCTGTAGGTGAAAAAAAGTTACCATTATGCCCATTGCTATTATACTGGTTTACAAAAACATTAAGCCAATTTGCTTGTAACGAGTTTTCTATAACATCAGCTATAACAAGCATACCAGATGGTTTAAGAACTCTGTAAAATTCTTTATATAAAATTTGTCTTTCTTGGTTGTTAAAATGATGTAATGTAGCTAAACATAATATTTTATCTATAGATTGTGATTTTATTGGAATATTATCAATTGTATAATGTATTATATCGGTATTAGAAAACCCCTTGTTTGTATCATATTCCAAGTATTGTATATTCAAACTTTTATCTATATATTTATCAATAGGAATTCCACCAGCAAACGCATTTAATAGAATCTCATTTTGTTTTAAATCTAACATTTTAATTGCAGTCATCATTTCTTCGTCCAATACATTTTCATAAGACTGTACCGCATCTAAAAAGTTATGCGTTTGATTATTAAAACGTGTAGAATAATCCATTTTACTTTACAGATTAGAATAAAAAATTACATAATTCTTTTACATTTAATTGATTTTTATATTAACCCTGACTATCATCAAATACACAGGTCAAATCACACATCTCTGTTAATTTTATTTATAAAAAGTAAAATTAATATTTTCAAGACTTCTTTAGTTTACTTATATATGCTTTAGTAACATCTTTATTATATCTTTTAATAAATTCTAAACAACATTCCGATAAAGAACCTGTAAAATTTTTCAAAAAATCCAACTCTTCATTTGTAAATTTTTTTAATTTCACTGTCCTTTTTTTATTATTTTTAAGCATATCTAAATATTCATTCGAATTTTTAATAGACTCAGATAAACCTACATTATCACCATTCCATAATTTACTAATAAAATTACGATTTATATAAACCCCATATATATTTTTAATATAGTCTGATACCTCTTGAGTTGTTTTATTATCACTTTTCATTTTTATAATAACTAAAAGTTGTTCCTCATTAAATAAATTAAATTTATCAATGTTGACATTTTTTTGTTCTTGTCTTTTTAATACTGGGTTTATTTTACCTAAAATTACATCAGATACAGTTCCTTTTGTAATATTTTTATTAAATTTCTTATTAAATTTTTCTACTATTTCAGAATAACTATAATCAGTTTTATTATATAAATCCAATATAAAATATATTTCATCATCTGTAATTTTTTTCTTACTTGATTTCTGATTAATCATTTGAATATACTCATTATCTTGTATTACAGGCACTATCTTACCAGTATAAATTCTAGAAATATCACTTTGCACTAATGATATATTATATTTATCATTTAATATTTTACATACTTGATCTTGAGATATAGGTTTAGATTTATAACTTAATATTTCCTTTATTAAACTATCTGTAATTACTATATCTTCAATCTTTGGCAATCTAAATTTAATACAATCTTTAAATGTACTATCTGTATACAAATCGAATGAAGTTTTTATAATATTATTATTTAATAAATTATTAATACGTCTATTACACCATCTTTCTTTCCATTCTTGATAAATACAGTTTACATTCTTTAATTCATCTATATTATAGTTATCATTTAATCTTGAAGAAAAAAGATAACCAAAATATATTCCTCGTTTGTTATTATGTTGTAATATATTGTGTGATAAATTTAAATGTGACAGTAATTTTTTTAAAAAATTAAATCTATCAATTCTATTTGATTTTGGAACAACTTTCCATATATTATTATACTCTTGACAAACTTTATATAAATTATCTGGTATATTTACAGAACCATATCCTTTTGTATATCCTATCATTTTTAAACATTTTAATCTATCATATTGAATAGATTTACCATTAATAGACGTTGTAATAATCGCTAATAATGGTTCTTTGTATTTATTAAAATAATAATCAAAAACTTCTTTACTAAATGCTAAAGAAGCAATTAATTTCCCACCAGTTGTATTAAATCCAAATGGTTGTAATGGTACACAACACGATAAATTCATCACATTTTTTAAATATTTTTTATCTTTTATATCATTTATGTTATCATTTGTATTTTTAATAAAATTATCTCTTTCTCCAAGATGATAAACATCAGAACTTAAACACATAATTCCAATATATTTATCTGTAAAAGTATCTTTTACTAAAATACGTATAGCACGTCCTACAACACCTGTTAAAGGTAAACTTGATACTTTTTTTCTATAATATTGATACATCTGAATTTGATTATTATTTTCACAAAATTCTAGTATAGGATTTATATTAAAATTAGACCAATCATTGTTATTATAAATTTTATTTTCAAATTTTATACAACTTTTTGTATCTTGTATTTCTATCATCTTACAATAATTTAATAACTCTGAATATGATAATTTAGAAAACTCCTCAAAACATTGGCGTAAATATACTTTATGACTATCCTGATTTTTAAATATATTATCATTTGTATCTATTTGTTTCTCGTCACAGATATTTTTAATACATCTGTCTCTTTTTAAATAAATATCATTAGTTAATTCTACATTCAAAGTGTTTATATAATCTATAGCCGCTTTAATTTGTAAAGTTTTATAAATACAATATGGTAATATATCATTTAATAAAGTTAAACAATTTATACCATAAAAAGATATTGCATAATTATCTATATTATTAATATTATTGTACATATCAGCTATTTTTTGTAATATATTTACATCAGATTTTTGTGTAATTTTGACTCTTAAACTATGTGAATAAATACCAATTGAACCTTCAGCATCAAAAAATCCTGCAATATATTCTTTACAAAGTCTATCATAAGGTTTAACCTGACTTTTTTTTTTAAGTTCTTTTAGTTTATTATAAATTTCTTCTTTTTCATCTGTTTTATCTTTAACATTAATTAATTTAAAAAATTTTTTAGCTTCTAATAATTGTTCATATTTTAATATAGAATATTTTAATAAATCATCTACAAGTGGTTCAATTTGTTTTCCAGCCGCACGTAATTGATACTCACATCTATTATTTTCTTTATCATTTCTTAAACCTCCATCATAATGCATAAAAGGATATACTCTTTGTATTGTATTTATCCACTTTTCATTCGATTGACAAAATTTAATTCTTAAAGTATATCCTTTAGTTTTAATCTTTTCTACAGTTATACTCCCATCTCCATCAAAAAATCCTGACAAATATTTCTTAAATTCTTCTGATACCATTATTGTTTTTGTTTTTATTTAATTATTTAAATAAAATCAATTTTTTACAATCGTAGAAAATCAAAATCAAAAAACCATAATTACGTTTTTTATTTTTTTGTCGTCTGAAATACACTATAAATATTTAATTAGAGTAAGCTAAGCCGCCCATTCCCGCCATAATGCGTAGAACATTGTAGTTAACAGCATATAGACGGAGCTTGGCAGTTGCTCCAGAGAATAAACCACTGTTAAGAGTCATCATCAAAGTAGCATTGTCGATTCTGCTCATGTTAACAGTTCCTGAAGGTTGATGTTGTTCAGGATTAAGAGCAAATGAATAGACGTAAATACCATCAGATGGAATACGAGTATGATGTTGATAAGGTTGTACCAAGTTAAAGTAAGAACCCTTGCGAGTAGAGAAACGATCATGACCGTTTAATTGCAACTTGGCATCAACAACTGGTGAAGCACCAGTGCTATTCACAGTATAAGTAGTCCACGCCTTAGCAGTTTCTCGAGCAGAATGTGCAATAACCCATACAAGCTCCTTGCAAGGATGGTTCAAAGCTAACTTGGATTTAACTGAAGCATTGCTGAAAGATTCAGCTCCAGTATATTGTAACTGTTCAATCAAATATTCATGTTGAACTTGAGCAAATTGACGACGTTCATCAGTATCAAGATAAATATAATCAATGTACAATGAAGCATTGCTCAATGATACAGAGGTGATAGCAGGATCATCAGTCTCAAAACAATCAGCAGCGGCTCTGAAAGTAATATTAAATTTAACTTCATGGTATTGTAATGCAATTAAAGGTAAAGCAAGACCAGGGTTTCTGCAGAACCAAAATTGTAAAGGAATGTAAAGAGTAGTGGCAGGCTTAACTTCATCAACAGCAGATGATGTGTAATTAGTTAAGGCAGCTACATTACCGATCATTTCATTGTAACCAGCTTCTTTTTCAGAAGTTTGAGTTAATTCATTCCAGATTTGTAACCAATCTCCGTAATGTTTATCACGTAATGTTAGTAAACTTTTAATTACTAACATACCCCATCTTTCGATGTATTTAATTGAAATTAACAATAAGTTAATTTTAAGGGACTAGACTATATCTTAAGTCTTCATTGTAAAAATATACTTTTACTTAGACCCACTAACATTTAGTCGTTGAACCTTCTTCCGTTTGTATAATAATACAACTTTGGAAGCTTGGCTGCGAATTGCCCAATACAGAAGGATTTTTACCATACCCGAGTTTTTGTCTCAGCCACTGATATATTTCTATATCAGCTTGGTACCAATAACTAACATTTTTAAAATTATTTAGCATATTTTGATGTTGTTCAACTGCTTCAATATGTATCTTGTTTGATTTACTTAGATTCTCTTTTATTAAAAGAGGTCTAAGATTAAACCAACTAAAACACATATATCTTTGTTCATCTTGTTCCAAATCAAAAAAATCAATCGGAATTACATGATCAATTACCCAGTCTTTTCCATATGTTTCCCATTTTAATGGATCTTTTATTTGAAATTCAATCCACTCTAAAAACTGTTCTCGTTTACAATTCAAATACTCAATATAAGTATTTTTTTTTTGCTTATGAAGAACTTCATTTAACCGTGCTCTATATGCACAAATCAAAGCAAAAGTCTTATCTTCTTTTCTACGATTTTGAAGATATTTATTCCTTTTTTCTTTATAGTCTTTAGTCTGTGTTTTTTTAAGAATTTCTTCTCTATTCAATTGATAGTAATTATTCTTTTGTTGGCATATCTTGTCTCTATTTTCTTTACGATACTCTTTATTTTTTACGATTATAGATTGCTTATTTTCTTCGTAATATTTTTTTTTATTAATTAAATAAGTTTCCTTATCTTCATCATATCGTTTTTTTTGTTTGTCACTATGACAAACTTTACAGATAGCTCTAAAAATTCTACCGTTTTTGGGGAAATCATCAGTTTTATGCTTTTCAATACCGCAGCTTTTACACGTTTTGGTATTCATCTTTTTATAAATATATAATTTTAGAAAATCAGTTTTTTCTGTCTTAAGGGGTTTTTCGCAATTTGAAAGTGTTGCCAAAACATACGAACAAGAAAATAAATTCACTTTTATCTATATGTCTGACTAGCAAATATTTTTAAATATTTACTTCTAACCACAGATTATCAAGTCGGAGATACTTGATTAGTTTATGGTTTGCCCACCAATTTCGATAGAAACTTCATCGATCAATACATGACCAACATTATCTACCCATCGGAATTTATCACCAGTGGTAGGATCTACAGCAGGTAGATCAACTTGGAGATATACCTTGTGGATTAAATCTCCATTGCGAGATACAGTGCAAGAAACCTTGCGACCGAAATCGACCGTTCCATTGACGTTTACACCCCACCTTTCGGTGTATTTAAATCTATTTAAATAGATTAGGGACTAGACTATATCTTAAGCAATTTGTTTTTACAAATTACCCATTATCATTTAGTCGTTGAACTGCACTCTTGGATTTTAAATAATTAAAATCTTTAGAGCTTGGCTGCTGATTGCCCAATCCTTTAGATTATTACTATACCCAAGTTTTATCTTGGCCAGAATTTTCTTTCGAAAATTCCTTAGTACTAAAGGCTCTAAGGGGTTTTCAGCAATTTGATAATGTCGCAAATTATGATTTATAAAAAATCTAATTTACTAGTAGCTGTATTATTTATTAATCAATTGATAAAAACTGGGTGGTATAAAATATTGATTAATAGAGGAATACTAACTGTTTTTCTATAACATATCCTCATAGTTATAGCAGGCTACTTTTCAACCCTTCATTCAAAAGGTTTGTTCAATACTTTCAATTGAGAAGTTAGTGTGACGTCTGTACACAACTTTAAAAAAAGTAATTTGCTCTAATACCCTGTCTTTCGACATATTTAATTCTGAATAAATCAGAAGGGAATAGACTATATCTTAAGCAATTTGTTTTTACAAATTACCCATTACCGTTTAGTCGTTGAACTTGAGCCATAGAAATTTTATTTTTAAAATCTTCATTAGGCTTTAGCTGCGTGTTTGTCCATTTTAAAAATCAATAAAGATTTTATCATATATTGCATTATTACTATACCCCAGTTTAATTCTGGGCCAGTAAATTTTTTCAAATTTACTTTAGTAGCAAATATCTTTAGGATGTTACCGCAATTTGATAATGTCGCAAATCTAATTTGCATTAGATTCACTAGTAGTTTTATGAGTAATTACTATTACTCTAGGAATAATAACAGATTTTTCTATAACATATCCTAATAGTTATAGCTGACTACTTTTCTTCCCCAATTAATTAAGGATTACCGGTAAGGTAAATATCTTGAGCTCCATAGGCAACTAATTGCATTAATCCACCACCCATTTTTTTTTGTTTTTATACTATACTAAAAGAAAAAAAAATTCTGGAATTAAACTTAATTATAAATTATAATATACTAAATTATATTATTTTTATCATTCTTATCATTTTTATCGTCTTTTTTTAATATATTTTATCAAAATGAACTTGGTAATTTATTAAACGCTCTCCACTTTTAATTATATCCCACGGATCCCTATCAGTATTATTACCCCTTACTACCAATTCATACCCGTATGATCTAACATATTCTTTTATAACCATAATTTCAGACTCTTTTAAATTTATCATTTCTTTATCTTTGCCATATAACTTTTTTATTCCCTTGTATGTTATTAAAAATAATATATTAAATACAAACTTATCCACACTTTCATCTTGTGCAATTTCTGCAGTTTCCTCCTCTAATTCTAAATGAATACTACATCTCTCTTTAGGAGGTTTACTAAAAATTTTTTCTACTATTTCATCCAAATTATCATCCACTAATTCGTTAGACATTTGTTTTGTTATTTGTTATTCACATATTATTTTATTTTTACACTTTTTCCGTAAAAAACTCACACGCACTCTTATAACCACATTCTAATAACATCTGTTTTTCCTCATCCGTTATATTAAAACTCATCGTACTTATCACTTTGTCTATAGTCACACTTAATGTACGCATTTTATATTCATCTAATAATAATTTAGACCTATGTAACAAAAAACAATTCATCACATTAAATATATATCCACTTATATCTCCTATCACCTGATTAATTTTACCTTTCATACCATTTTCTATTGACGTTACCACATTCATCCCTAATACACTTTCTAATTTATCTCCATATAAATCAATCGGATAATTATTCACTATCGCACCATCTACAAGTACATCCCCATTATATTTCTGTACCGTAAATACAAAAGGTATACCAATTGACATACGTATTGCACGCGTTATTTTCATATTCGGACAATTTATATAATCAAATATCACAGTCTCATATTTATTCAAATTCGTCGCCAAAACCCTATACTTGATCCTCGTATTATTATACAACTCTATAAATGTAATATCCTTACTATATCCCTTACCCTCTAATAAACCTTCTATCCACTTTATTATATTTTTTCCAGTATCTATTCCATATTTATTTAAAAAATTTCCTATATTTATATCTCTCAACGTATCCATATTTTGCATCTTTATTTCACTCACCAACTCCTCGTAATTATACCCCAATACATATAATAAACCCATCATTGAACCCACTGAAACACTACATATCTCCTTTATTTCTACCTTTAATTCTCTCAACTTTTTAAATACACCCACATAAGCTATTCCCTTTACACCACCCCCAGATAATACCAATGTATCTATTTTTCCCATATATATATATTATTTTTTTATTTTATTTTTTTTAAACAAAAAGTCGTTTTATTTATCCATATTTACATAATACATAAAATATAAGACAATTGATTAATACAACTACTGGATACCATATTAAAAATGCACTAGTAAATGCCTTTCCTGTACTCTTTTCACCATCTTTTGAATTTAATACGTTTGGAGCACTTGTAGCTATAGGCGTAAATACACTTAATAATAACACACAACAACAAAAAGGATTTACTAACGCTGTCAAAAATGGCGAAATATACTGACCACCAGGAATATAACATACCAACTTTAATAACTTTTGTGCCATAATGATTTATATATATAATATATAATATAAAAATAATTTATATAATTGTATGTAACAAAATACCCTCACCCGTATTATCTAATTCTATAACCTTTTCTGTAAATTCATCATCATTCAAAACAAATAACAAATTACAATCTTTTACTTTTAAACCATTGTATTTAGATTGCAAATATTTCAATACATATTCTACATTACATACATAATAACCTTTTTTAAAATAAAACATAAATGCCCTCATCTCATCCGTAATATCCTTCAGACACTCCCTATCCTTATTAATAATACTACAATACACAAACTTATGTCTCTGTGCTAAAATATCTTCCTTATTATCATTAAATAATACTAATTTTGTATTTACCACCTCACTATCATATTTTTCAGATATAAAACACATTTTATGTGATTTGTTATTATATACAATATCATACTCGTGAATAATAATTTTTTTATCCTCAATATATACCACCCCATTTGGATTTATACTATCTCCCTTTTTTGTTAAATGATTATAATATAACACGCTCATTTTTAAACCAGTTATTACCCCACTTAGTAACATTCTTTTTAACCTATCTCTAAAATAATAAACCACCATTCCTACTCCCATACTCCAAAATGCCCAATTATATAACATCTTTACTTAAAAACATATATTCTTTTATTTTTAAATGAATTTCATAGATTTCCTCAAAAATAATTCAGTAGTTTCTTTTAATACACAAAACTCGTCCGATCAACAACAACCTATAAATGCAGATAAATCAATAAATATCAATAAAGATACTAATAAAGATACTAATAAAGATACTAACAAAAATACTAACAAAAATACTAATAAAGATACTAACAAAGATACTAACAAAAATACTAATAAAGATACTAATAAAGAGGAACAACGTGACTATTCTGCAGAACAAAACTTATATTCATTTAAAAAAGGTGATTTTGTAAAAATTGTGAAATATAAAGATAGTATTTATAATTATTATAAAAGTTATATAGGAGAGATTAAAGAGTACAATCCTTATCAAAATTATGTCACTGTTTTTCTACATTCTATTTCTCATATTAAATTAATACAGATGCATCCAGATCACGTAGTTAAAATATAATAATCTATGTTTATATACATTATTATAATTTATACATTAAAGTTTTCATATTTTATTACTTGTTGCGTATCAAATAATTCTTTCAAGTATTTATTTAATTGTTTAAGATATTCAACTTTTAACTCTTTTGACATATCTGTATTAAATAACAATGGATTTTTATTTATTATATAAAAACATTCCTTTTCTATTGGATTATCATTTAATAATACAACACATACATTTTTATACATTGTCTTTATATTACCGTTAGATATATAAATAAACCAAATCTTTTCACTACTTTTTAATTTGTATTCATTATACATTTTGTTAAATGTATATAACCCATTTTTTATAATATCATCATTTTTCACACATCTTGATTTAACATATCTTTCAAATTTTGTTAATTTATAATCCCTATAATTCACCTCTATAAATATTTTTAAACATTTTTCTATACAACTCAAATTTTCTTCGTCACCTGTATCCATATCTACACAATAATATACTTCCAACATTATATACTTATTATTTTCTTTTTTAAATTAATTTTTTATATATATAAAAGATTCTACAATTCATTTTTAATATCACTTTCTAATTCACTTTCAGATTCAATATCAGTATCATATTCTATTTCAGTTTCGATTTCATAAACCGGATAATTAAACTCCTTACAAAAATATTCCATTTTTTGAATATATGTTTCCAATATCCAAGATGAAGCGGTCCATGTCATACCATTTTTACAAGCATCTAAATCTACAATTGCATCCATCATATTTTCCTTTTCAAAATATTCTGTATGTACACAAGTTAATTCTAAATCAATATATTTTTCCATTATAGTCATTGCCGCCTTACTGTAATTTATTTGTGAATACGTTAATATCTCTACTGCCAATTTATAAAAATTATAAGAATTTTTAAAACATATTTCAATCTTATCCATTTCAGTTTCAATAAGAACAGTTTATTTTCATATTATTTTCATTTTTATTCATTATAATATCTCCAATATCTCCAGATGCATTCCCATCTCTATTAGATACCAACCCTCTTTCATAAGCTGATTTTAATACGTCACAAATTGTATCTAACATTTTTAATTTTTACTATCATTTACAATATTAAAATTAAAATTAACAAAATCAAGATATTTCATTAATCATATATTTTATTTTTGTTGTTTCTAATGTGTATGTAATATAATTACTTCTGATGGTAGCTTGAAAAAAAAATTTCAGATTCAACCGTCTTTATCGACGAATATACCAAAATAATATTAAAAGAGTCGACCCAACCAAAAAAGAGTTGATAACTTTTTGCTTCAAAGACATTATTGAATTAAACAAATTATGTTTAAATTAATTTGGAGCGACACAAGTTCCACCAATGTTAAAACCAGCGTATATCAAAAGCGTGGAAATTAATGGTGAGTTTTGGATTTTATTGAATTAAACAAAGAAAAATTTCACACCGTTGAAACGAGAAACAGTGAAAACGATCAATTGAGGTAATTACAAATAACAGCTCCAAAAAGTCAACAGTCCTTACTTCACTTTCTTGTTTTTGTCACATTTGTTCTTCTCGCTCAATAGCAATTCTTCTCTTTTGTCAAGAATGTCTGCTAATTTCATTTTGTACTCTGACGACATTTTTGGTGTATGTCTTTCTATGAAGTTTAACCAATTACCATATTCTTCTCTCAGACCCTGTATCTTCTTTATAGAGTTATTAATCACTTTCATTCCACACAAATCACTGTATGATGCAATTTTAAGTAAACGTTGGTAATTTGCTGACAAACCGGACATATCCGACCAACTAGACAATTCATTATCAGTTTTGTACCCTCCCTGAGCTCTCATAAAGAATGCACCACCATTATCGATTCTGTAAATCTTATTCTCCATTACCACAATATTGTCGTATTTATTAATGTATGTACCTGACCCTATCACATCCCAATTAAGGATGAACAAGTCATAAATGATTCCATCACATATCTTACGAGCCAGACCAACGCCATTATTCAAGTTCAATTGCGTTCCATTAATATATTCGCTCACAAAGTACTCATTTCCGTCCAGCGTCTCTAAACTACTTTTTGGTGCATACAAACCTACAGAGTTGTAAAACACGTTTGCCAGATGCTCACAGTATGCTTGTAAAGGATTACCGTATTTCTTGATGTAAATAAGCTTGCGATCACTCTTCCTTTTGTATAAACCACCTGGATTTGAACCACCAATATGCTTGACAAAATTGGCATATTTATCAAACTGTGGACCTTTGAACTTTTCGAACACCACGCTTTTTGAATCTGAATCTGAATCTGAATCTGAATCTGAATCTGAATCTGAATCTGAATCTGAATCAGGATCAACTTCCTTGTATAGTGTTTTCTCATGCAGTGTAAAATCACAAACGTACTTTCCAGGATAAAGTAATACTTCTGATTCACCTGGATTAAGTTTTCTCAAATCGCAAAAAAATTTATTAATTGGCACAGACATTTTTAAAAGAATTCCCGATTTTTCGAACCCTAAATTCCCTGGTTTTTTTTTGAGAAATTCCGTTGCCGTCTCTTTGTTTGTAGACCATGATGTGACAGACTTTATATCAAGATATATTTTGTCTCCCTTGATTTGTTCCACTTCCGATTTTATCCAATCAGAATTTTTTAAGAAAACACCACGATACACGGTCACCTTTTCATTGGGTTTCTGGCCTTGCATGGCCTTGCATGTACTGCTAACATCCAATGGTATATGTACCAAGCTGCGATCCTTTTCGTTATAGGAACCACTTATATATTTCCTCAACCATTTTAAGCCTTGTAATATAGAATCTTGGCCTATGTACTGTTCGAGATATGATGCAAGGTCATAGTGTCCATCCTTTAGACTATTCTTAATAAGAGAGATAATGAAGCCATTATCTCTTGCATGCACGTTTGCACTATTTTTCAACAATACTGCGACTATCTTGACATACCCCTTTTTAGCAGCAAGTCGTAACGCCTCGTCATCATTGACGTGTATATTAGCACCGGCATTAATCGCATTTATTACACCTTCTTCGTTACCTTCATCGACCAGATCTATCAATCTCAAGTTTAGCGAATTCTGTGGAATGAGGCCGCCTTTTTTCCGCCAAAAGTAATCATAAACAAACTCCTCACCATTAACCACAAGTGTTTCTTCTGGGTTTGGCCTTTCTTGGGCCAGGCCTAATTTATATTTCTGATAATGTGCCCAACTGGGGATTGTGCCAAAATACAAATACTCATGCAATGCAGATGCTATATTCTTTGACGGTGGCACAACGCCAGCCTGTTTACACAACTCTGTCTCTTTACACAACCAATTTTCTAGTACAACCAATAATTTCTCATTTTTTTTAAATAAATTAATATGTAATTTCCAAAGTTTGGGAAAATCTGGTGAAAATACATTGTTTTGTATATATTTCATGTATTTTTGCTTTAATATGTTTAGGTTTTCGCCAATTACAGCACTTTTTTTTGCTGGAATTTTTTCTGCTTTCGACTGTGGGTGTAACGACATATTTTTTTATGTGTTGCTATATATATAAGAATATAAAATATATTTGTGTTAATAATGGACAACAACTTGTTTCATACATCATTTCTGAGTACAAGTTTATTGATATTCATCTAGTAAAATGATCTTTAATTTTTTCTATAAATCGATTGTTGTACGTTTCTTTAAAACGTGTAATTGGATTTTTTTCAATTAATGTCACTATATTTAATGTTTTATTTTGGGATTCCATTTTATACTTTTTATGTTTCGATACCTTTAAATACGTTTATTTTTTGCAATATTTCGCACACTTTTTTACAAATTATTATATTATTTATTATTTTGATAACTAATATAATTAATTTTTTACTTAAGAAATTTCTAATTGACGTCTGTTTGCACCCATTGGCGTATCGTAACTGCTTTGAGACCAAGGTCCAACACTTTCCTTAGGGATTGGTGGTGCAGATCTCAAATCATGGTACGCAATTTTATTACTCTGGACAACTGTATTAATTCCTACGTGATAACCACTAATTAAGAAATTTTGTTCCTTAAGAAGTTTAGAAATAGGATTTTCTTTTGCAAACTTATCAGCATCATCATATTTAGGTAATAAGTCTTCAGCAGCCAATGGAGGTACACCGTCTACTACACGTTGGAAACCAGCTTGTTGTTGTTGTTGAGGAGCACTACCTGCTTGACCGCTAGAAGTAGGTCCTTGAATTATAGGCTGAGCCATTTCAGCAGCAGACATCCTTTGTTCAGATTCGGCTCTAACTTGTTCTAATTCGGCTCTAACTTGTTCTAATGTCTTTTTGGGTGCGGCTGGTGATGGCGCTAACATTGAAACATTTTCAGCTCCCTCCATACCATACATTAAATTACCCATATCTTCTTTGTTATATACCATAAATAAATAAACACCAGCAAGTACAATAATCACTTTTAACATATTATTAGATTGAATTTCTTTTAGAATGTTCATATTGTTTTAATATAGTATAATAAAATAAAATAAAATTTAATTTAATTTTAAAAATTTATTTAAAAATATTTAAACATATCCATTCATATAACTATTATTATTCTTTAAAATAAATATCTTTAAATGTCAGATGACAATCTTTCAGATACATCTTCAGTCCATAACGACGAGGATCTTATAACACCCTTTTTAGATTATCATACATATAATATTATACACCTTTATGAAGATTTTAAAAATAGATTTACCTATAATCCATTCTTTTTAGCCAACTTGAAAAGTACGGATCTTACAGATTTTTTTATTCATCTACTTTACTATAATTATAATCCAAAACAAAATCTATCCCATTTAAAATTTTTTTCTATAGAATATGAAAATGAACTCTGTATTTCTTTTAACATTGTAAACAATTTTCTTAAAACATGCAAATACAACTTGGATTATAACACTTGGACTTATTTTTGCTATAAAAAAAGTGATCTTACCGAATTATATGTTCAAATTTATCATTAAATAAATAATACTTTTACAAAACTATTATTTATACTTTTAAAAAACTATTATTTATACTTTATTTTATACATCTTCCATTTTTATCTGTTATTTGTTTCTTTATAATGCCATATAAACCATTTATTGTCATTAATAATGTATCTCCCATATCATCCTTTTTTGAATGTGATAAGAACTTGTTTAACCATGTATCTTTTTCATCTTTATTAAATTTATTTTCTAAGAACCATTTTGTATATTCTATACTTAACCATTTTCTTTTTGCATATAACCCCCTTAATTTACATTCTATAATAGGACCTGTATATGCCTTTAACTTGTTTGCCGCCCTTACAAAACGTATTGTTGTTTTTTTTTCATAAAATAACTCTACTAATTTACCATATATTATATGACTCGTAAATTTCATTTTTTGATTAATTTTAGGTTGTAATTCTATTAAAATTTGTGTTATCTCATTAAATATATTTTTATTTTCATCATAAATATCCTGTATTTTTTTTAATACGACTTTTGCTATATCCTGTAATAAATAATCATTTATCTTTTTCGTTTTACATTTATTATTCGCCTTTATCTCCATCCCCTTTGGAAAATGAACCTTGCATGTATATACATTTCGCCCATCTTGTGCGTTTTGATTAAATTGATTTTGTAAAGGATATTTAAATAAACAACGTTTTCCACATATTTTACCATTTTTCATTTTACTTTGACATTTGTATTCCTCTTCTTCTAATGTATTAAATA